ACCCCCCGCTACGGCATGTTCACTGACGGGCTCGGGCCAAACGCCCTGCGCGACTGCATCGAAATCCTCGCCCGCGAGATTACACGGCTTCGCGCATGAGCCGCAACGCCGATCTCATAGCCGCCTACCTCTCTGGCAAGACCTTCCGGGAACTCGCTGCTGACTTCTCTATCTCACGTGCGCGCGCGAGCCAGATCGTCTCCGTGTACGGTCCGAAGGATGCGCGCCAGCGGTCTCAGGGGGCGCGTGGCGGCTTCTTCTCCAAGAACGGCCTCCAGACCATGCTGCGTGAGAACTGGCCGCCGCCGCCCGCTCCCAGGGTTGACGTGGAGCGTGACCGTAGGATCATGGAGTTGCGAGCCGAGGGTGTCATATACCGGGAGATCGCCGAGTTGATGGACCTGACCATGGGGACCGTTGGCGGGGTGATCTCTCGGGAGAAGCGGAGGGGGAAACGATGAGCCTCTGGCAAGACCGTCCCGAATCCAACGACCGCCTCAAGGTGCTGTTCGAGGAAGGCCGCTCCTTCTCCCAGATCGCCACTCAGCTCAGCAAGGAGTTCGGCACACTGATCTCTCGCAACAGCGCAATCGGCCGGGCCAACCGCATCGGACTGCGCTTCGATGTTCCTCGCAAGCTGCCTGAGCAAGTCATCCTACAACGGGCCGCTCCGATGCGCACCTATCGTCCGTCACTCTTGCCGCCGATCCAGCGCAAGTCGCCCTACAAGACCAAGACGGTGGAGACGCCCGACGCGTCCCACGCCAAGCCCTTCCAGGCCCTCGGGTGGGGCCAGTGCAAGTGGCCTCTCTCGCTGGCGATGGAGGACACGACCGCGCTCAGCCTGTTCTGCGCCGCTCCCACCGATTCTGACGGCCTGGCGCCCTACTGCGCATTTCATCGGAAAGCCTCTTGCATCCCGACCGAGAGCGCTTCCCGTCTGGCCCGCAGCGTGCGGAGGTACGCATGAAGCCGAGGAAGAGGCCGTTCAGGCGCTATCTCTGGCGCGACCCAGATCATCCCGAACGCGAGCCGCTGAAGCTCTGGCGCGGTGAAGCGCTCGACCGGGTAGTGAAGCGCCATGCGGCGACTGTGTGGATGAACGCCGCCCTGGCCGGTAGAGCTGACTGGATGATCGAACTTGTCCAGTCCGACTGGAACCGTGACGTGAGGCTCAGATGAGCGAGAGAGACCCAAAGACCGGACGGTGGATGAAGGCTGAGCCTCGCTATGGTCGCTCGCCCGCCGAAAACGCGCTTGCCGACATTGCCGCGCTTCAGGATATCCAGCGCCACGTGGCCATTCACGGTAAGGCGCGGGTGCAACTCCCTTGGTGGCGCCGCTGGCTTCACGCCCTCAACGAGTGGCTGAAATGACCCATGCTGTCATGCTCATCTGCGCCGCCTTTGCTGGCTGGATCACTCTGTGCGCTCTAGCCGTATGGTGGATGACAACGCCCAAGACCAATCCAAAGCGTCGCGTCGGATGGAGAGGACCGTGCTAAGGTGGATCGCCGACTGGTTCCGAAGACGCCGCATTGAACGCAGGCTGGCCAAGCTGCTAGCCTAGCGCATGAAGCGCCCAATCCCCCTCCTCGCTGTCGGCGTCGTCGCCATGCTGGTCTGGTACGGCCTCGTGCTGGCGTTCGGACAGAAATGAATCTCGCCCACCAAGCCGCCGAGAACCTGATGCGCTGGCGTCAGCACCCGGACATTTTCGTCCGTGAAGTGTTCGGCGTCACGCCCGACCCGTGGCAGGACAAAGCCCTCCGCGCCTTTCCTAAAACTCCCCGCATCGCCATGCGTGCGAGCAAGGGTGTAGGAAAGACCGGGCTAGAGGCGTGGCTCGCCTGGAACTTCCTGCTCACTCGCCCGCACCCCAACATCGCCGCCACCTCCATCTCGGGCGATAATCTGCGCGACAACCTCTGGAAGGAGATGGCGCACTGGCAGAACAAATCCGATCTGCTGAAGGCCATGTTCACTTGGCAGACGGAGCGCATCTTCGCCAAGGAGGCGCCGGCCACATGGTTCATGTCCGCCCGGACCTGGGCCAAGACCGCCAATGCGGAGGAGCTAGGCAATACCCTCGCCGGCCTCCACTCCGACTACATCATGTTCCTCATCGATGAGTCCGGCGCGATCCCCGTTCCCATCCTCATCAGCGCCGAAGCCGCGCTCTCGTCTTGTAAGGAAGGCCACATCGTCCAGGCCGGAAATACCAACAGCCTGGAAGGCGCTCTCTACGAAGCCTGCGTGCTCAGAAAGCACCTCTGGGAAGTCATCCCGATCACGGGCGACCCGGACGATCCCGAACGCTCGCCTCGTGTGGATATCGAGTGGGCCAGAGAGATCATCCGCACCTACGGACGCGAGAGCCCCTTCGTCAAGGTCATGGTCTTGGGCGAATGGCCCGCCGCTTCTATCAACGCCTTGCTAGGCCCTCAGGACGTCGAGGCCGCCATGGCCCGCAAGTACCAACAGCACGACATCGACGCCTTCGCCAAAGTCCTCGGGGTGGACGTGGCCGCTGAGGGCGACGACGCCTCCGTGATTTTCTCTCGGCAAGGACTGGTCGCCTTTCAGCCGATCATCCAGCGCAATATCTCGGGCGAGATGGGCGCTGGCATCATCGCCGGCATCTGGGAACAATGGAAGGTCGATGGCTGCTTCATCGACAACACCGGAGGCTATGCTGGCGTCTGGCGCCATTGCCTCTCTCAACTCAATCGCCACGCCATCCCGGTCGGGTTCGCTGACGAGCCACAGGACCGCCAATATTTCAACCGCCGCGCCGAGATGTATTTCAAGATGGCGCAGTGGATCAAGGACGGGGGCGCGCTGCCTCCTGATTCGCCCGAACTGATCGCCGAGCTGACCCAGACGACCTACACCTTCAAGGGCGACCGCTTGCTGCTGGAGCCGAAGCGGCTCATCAAGATCAAGATAGGCCGCAGCCCAGATAGGGCCGACGCGCTAGCCCTAACTTTTGCTGCCCCGGTTTCCAAAGCGACACCGGATATTGTACCGAGACGCCAAATGGACGATGCTCCCTACGACGCATTCGCCGAGGCTTTTGCCCTGAGATGAACCTCCGCACCGCCAACACCCACCGCAAGCGCAAGCTGAAGCCCTTCACGCGGACGAGATGGGGCGTGACCATCAGCATGAGCCCGGCTATCGCCAAGCTGCTGAGGAAGTGCTGATGAACCGTCGTCACCTCTTCGCGTTGCTAGGAGGCGCAGCGGTTGCGCCTGTGCTGCCGGCATTACCGATGCGGGTCGTGAGTGTATCCGTCATAAGCGCCGGACAGCCCTATGCGGGTCCTCCGCTCATTTATCGCACGATACCAATACGGATCGTCGATCAACTGACTGAATCGGAAAGCCGTATCGTCTGATGGCCGAAGACAACATCATCCCCCTCAACGCCCCCAAGGTCTCCGCGCCCCTGATCGGCGTCGGCAGCAGCTCCGCGCCCTTGTTCAACAACCTCCACATGCGCCACACGTGGAGCCAGCAGGAAGACGAGCCGCCCAAGTGTCTGCGCTGTGGCGCGATCTACCTCAATCAGGACTCGTGCCCCTAATGGAAATCCGCGTCGTTGACCGCGCCAGAAACGTCACCGTCGTCCCCACCAAGGACCCGGACAAGAACAACCTCGCCGCCACGCTCGACACCCTCATGCAGGGCCAGAACCTCCATGGCGGCCAGATCGAATTCGAGTGCGATGCAGCCTTTCTCGCGGCGCTAGAAGCCCAGAAGCCGAGCGGCCTAGATGACGAAGACGAGATCGACACCTTACACGGAAAGCGCCGCTATATCTACAAGGGCGTGCCTATCGTGTTGATCCCAGAGCCAGAGGGGACGTGATGTACGGCCCGCTCCCGGTCCCCAAGGTCTACACTCTGCGAGAGCAGGAAGAGGCGGCCCACATCGAGGGCCTGCTTGCTCAATCGCGAGCGATTGCCCACGATCTCACATGGGGAACTACCACTGCTGAGGACCCTCATCCGTTCGAGGGCCTAAGACAGACCCTCGCGGGAGACTACTACTACAGTCAGCCGCCGCTAGTTGACGACCGGCCGTGGTGGAGAGTAATGCTGGATCGCCTCACAGGGAAAGGTTACTAACGGTGTCGTTCCTGTTCCCTAAGGCCCCAGCGCCTCCGCCCCCTCCCCCAGCCGCTCCATCGCTGGCCCAACCCTCTATCGCCGAGCAATCCGCCGCCGAGCGGCAAAGACTGGCGAGTGCGGAAGGGCAGGGCTTTAGCGGCACTGACGTGACTGGCGGACAGGGGACCGGAGCGCCTTCGACCACGTCGAATCCGATGCTGTCGCAGCAGCCCACCAAGACCACGCTTGGAGGGTAGCGGGGGAATGCCGCGTTGGCACGCGATCAATGATCCGACAGGTCAGAAGTTCGGCAAGTTGACCGTTGTTGGTCCTGTGCGGATCGGCGAGCGTCGGCGCAGCTTTTGGCCATGCGTCTGCGAGTGCGGCGAGACCGTAACGATGCGCTCGGATCATCTTCGGGCTGGCAAAAGTCGGAAATGCCCGCGATGTGAGTCGCAGCGGAAGTCTGAACTTTTCACGCGACATGGAGCATGTTCTGGCTATCAATCGACGCCGCTCTACAGCGTGTGGTCCACGATGCATGACCGCTGCTATCGCCCGACCTGCAAATCCTACCGATACTACGGCGCCAAGGGCGTCGGTATCTGCCAAGAGTGGCGCGCTTTTGAGGGCTTCCGGGACTGGGCTATCTCTCATGGGTACGAGAAGGGACTGACCATCGACCGAGTCGATCCCCGGAAGGACTATTGCCCCGAGAACTGCGAATGGGTAACCCGTTCGGAGAACGCGCGACGCAGTTGGATCACGTCGCCCCGCCGTCGAGCAGCTTGATATGGCCGCAGCAGCGCAAGTCATCCCATATCGGAGGGCCGATCAAAAAAAGGGCGCTCAACCGCAGCCGTTCTATACCCGGGGCGGTCCTCTATTGTTGTCCGAAACCGCTGCTGACCCGGGGCCGCCGGAAAAACCCAGTAAGCAAGACCAACGACAATGGGCGTCACTATATCAACATTGTGAGAGCCGCCGCCAAGCGCTCTATACTTGGAGGCTTACTTGGTGGGTCACGGCTGGACAAGTAGCAAGGTACGAAAGACCTGAGAGATATTACGTGTTTGTCGAGTCCAATACTATGGATCGATACACGCGCAAGGACCAAGCCATCGTTGATCGCACGGCCACCATCTGTGGCGACGTATGCGCCGCCGGCCTCATGGCGGGCCTCACCGATCCAGACCGAGATTGGCTGAAACTCGGTCCCGCCATTCCCGGCTTCGAACTGGATCAAGCCGGACAGCAATGGTATGAGGACGTGGCCGAGCGCTACAACTATATCCTCACCCACTGCAACTTCTACGATGCGCAGGCTCAGCACTACAACGACCTCGTCTTCTTCGGCACGGCCCCGATCATCGATTACGAGGACGCCGACGAAATCCTCCACTGCTTCACCCCGTGCGCGGGTGAGTACATGCTGGGCGCGGGGTTCGATTTCTCCGATGAGGTGCTGTGCCGGGACTTCCGCCTCACGGTAAGTCAGATCGTGGAGATGTTCGGGCTGGAGAACTGCCCGGAGGACATCCGGCAGATGTGGCGCCAGAAGGGCGGGGCGCTAGAGTACGAACAGGTCATCTCCCACATCATCGAGCCCAACTTCGCCATCCGCGACGATAGCACGAATACGGACGTTGGCGTGGTTCCTGGCGGCTTCACCTGGCGGGAAGTCTACTGGATCAGAGGCAAGAAGGACGCCAAGCCCCTCGCCATGGCCGGCTTCCACAATCAGCCCTTCGCTGTCTCACGTTGGCATACCCAAGGCAACGATGCCTACGGACGCGGGGTCGGGGAATACATGCTGGGCGACGCGATCCAGCTTCAGCTTGAGACCCGCCAACTCGCGGAGAGCATCGAAAAGGTCAACCGTCCCCCGATGGGCGCGGACGTGAGCCTTCAGAATCTCCCAGCCTCCACCAATCCCGGCAAGATCACCTATTTCAACACTGGAGCGGGTGGCGAGAAGAAGTTCTTCCCGCTGTTCGAGATCAAGCCCGACATCCCAGCTATCGTGAATAACCTCAAGGAGATACGCGAGCGGCTGGCGGTCACGGCGTTCAACAACATCTTCCAGCCGATGCAGAACCTCCGGGCCGAGACGCGAGGCGAAGTGACCGCGACCGAAGTGGACGCGATCAAGGAAGAGCAGTTGATGCAGCTCGGCCCTGTGATCGGTCGGGTCTATGGAAGCCTGCGTCTCCGGGTCAAGCGCCACCTCTCCATCATGGCCCGCAGAGGCTTGATCCCGCCAAGACCCCCAAGCCTCAGGGGCGTGCCGACCAAGATCGAGTTTATCTCCATGCTCACCGCCGCCCAGAAGGCGACGCGGACGCAGGCGATTGCCCGCACGGCCCAATTCGCGGGCGTGCTCTCAGGCGTTTACCCGGAAGCCAAGTTCGTTCTGGACCCGGAAGCCATGATCCGCGAGTTCGGGGAAGGCGTCGGCGCGACCAGCAAGATCATCAATTCGCCGAGCAAGATCAAGAAGCTGATCCAGCAGGCCGCGCAGCAGCAGGCAGAGCAACAGGCGCTCGCGCAATCGCTGCCAGGCGCACGCTCGGCTGAAGCACTTTCGAAGACCTCACTCGGAGGGAACACGGCCCTCAGCGCTTTGGTGGGCAATCCAGCAGGAGGGGCGCAGCCGTGATCAGCACAGAATACCAGTGGATCGCAGTGCGCTGCTGCTGCCAGCCCGCGAAGGTGCTGGGGTTTCTGCGTGTCACCGCTCAGCAGATTAGGGCTGGCTACTTGGTGCTGCCTCCGAAGATAAATCGGACGGAGGGATTTGTTGACGATCCCATGCCCAAGACGGGGATAACGGTGGACCCTCCCGTTCAACTGGCGATCAAGCGGATTGGCGAAATCAAGGGTGAGAGCTACGGCTTTGAGAATGCCGTCTATTCTGAGGATCGTCCAATTGAGTTTTGGCGCGAGGTAAAGGGGTTCGTTGAGGCAGGCGCTCCGCCGAAGTCCACAAGCCACGACTGGGATATGATGAGATTCCGCGAAGGCGAGCGAGCGCCAGGAGGCAGCGACTGGTGACCGACTACCCGCTCTCCGAACTTTCCCCGGCCCCGGAATGCTTCGTGGATGGCTATGAGTCTCACAGCGTCACCAACGGCGTTGTCAAGCTGACCCTATGGTCCTTCGCCTACGACCCGGTGACGAAAAGCGAAGGTCGGCGTATTGTGTTGCGCTTGACCATGCCTCTTGCCACCGCCCATGGAATAAAGGAAGGGCTAGGCCAGTTGATGGAAGCCGTCGAGAAGGCCGCCAAGAATGTCTGACGTTGGAATGCTTGTTCCGGTTGATTTTTCCGGCGTGGCGGTGCGCAGGCCCGGCACGAAAGTGATCGCCAGCATCCCGATTTGCTGCCCGGAGCAAGAACTGCGGTTAGCGGTCGTATTGGTGGATGGCAGGCGCTGTGCGGTCAGCACGTGTACGAAGTGCGGCCAACTTGAAAAGTTCGAACTGGCGGAATGACCGATGCCCCTAACCGATAGTCAGTTCGCCGATCTGGTCGCTATGATGCGGACGCCGCTGGAGGTGCGAGAATATAAGGGCGAGCCGGTGGAGATCGCCGGCCCAGCCGCCGTCGCCGCCGCCGAGAACTACTGGCGCTGGCGTGAAGGTTCCGAGGCGCGCTTCAATCGGTGGGTGAACGAGAATCTGAAATGCCCTTGACCGATAGCGAGTTGATCGACCGTCACAGCCAGGCCCTCCGCGAAGCCCATGGCGCTTGCCAGAAACTCGCCCGCAACGCTGACCCGACCTACATCAAACCACGCGGGGAACTCTACGCTACCCTTCGGACGGCCCTTCAGCATTTGGAGGGGACGTGCCGGCAACTCGGCGCGTTCAGAGGCGATGCCCGCTGGTTGAAGCTCGGCATTGTGTATGCCAAGACTATGCGCGGCGCTCAGTCGAAATTCGTCAGGCAAGATTGGCTTTGGTTCCAAAGGCTTATGCCGCTATTCGAGAACGGCATGAGGTCGATGCAGGACTTGAAGGACATGCGAACGGGCCGTCTGAGTGATAGCCCGATCCTGCCCAACAACCCGTCGAAATGGCTACATTTGCCGGATCACGTTCCAGACATCGGAAAGCCCAAGGTTCTGAATTGAGACCGCGCGGCGAGATCACCGAGGCCGAAGAAGACCTTTTGGGCATCGAGCGCCTGACAGAAGAGCAGGAAGCCGAGGCCGAACAGGAACTAAAGCAGAAACTGGAGATTCGGCGCAACTTTTTGCGTCAATTGATGACTTCCAGCGACTTTCGGGCTTGGCTTTGGGAGTTTCTGAACGAACAGGGCACTTTCGAGCACCGATTCGGCACAAGCCCGATGGGTTTCCCCGATAATCTGGCCACATGGCACGCGCTCGGCATGAAACAGGCCGGAATGAATCTTTTCCATCAATTTGACGACGCCGCGCCGGATTTGTGCTCTTTGATGCGTCGGGAGACGGGAAAAGGCTAATACCGCTCGGCTTCCAAGGCTCCGTCGAGCAATCGACGCACCACATCGCTTCTCGATAGGCCCATTCGGGCTGTCAGCCGTTGCAGCAACTCCAAATGCTCGTCGCTGATCCAGATATGGCGGCGGACCTTATGCGCTGGACGTTTCACTTCAAAGGACGCCGGGGCTATCTGGGTGTCGATCAGATTGGCCAAGGCGCGAGACACGGAGACCTCGTCGCGCTCTGCGATCCGCTCCAGATAGGCCACCTCTCGGCTTCTCAAACGTAAGTCTACGCCCCGACCCAACTCTTTGGTCCCCAATAGCTGAGTGCCGCATGTTGCCCCATGTCGGCGGGAGACACAATCCGTTGTGTTATCCCAACCTTCATGGCTGAGGAAATCGCTTCCCCGGATGGCGCTGCGTCGCCCGCACCTGCGGCAGACGTCGCCCCCACCGTCGAGCCCTCCGCCTCGGTTGAAACTCCTCCGGTTGTTGCTGAAGCCGTCGTCGCCAGCCCAGCGGCGGCGGCTGAGGCCGTAACGGAAACCCCAGCCGAAACCGCTTCCCTCGTTGAAGGTGCAGACGCCGCCAAGGCCGAAGCGCCAGCGGAAGCAATCGCAGAACCTCCGAAGGCCGAAGAACCCAAGGCCGAAGCGGCTCCTCCCGAGCCCATCGTCTACGGGGACTTCAAGTTGCCCGAAGGCATGACCGTTCCCGACGAGCGGATGAGTCAGTTCAAGCTCCTCGCGGGCGGCCTCAATATCCCGCAGGACGAAGCGCAGAAGTTCCTCGACCTCCACGCTGATATCGTCAAGCAGACGCAAGAGGCGATGGACCAGCGTCAGCGGGACATTTTCGATGAGACCCGCGCCGGCTGGCGCAAGGAAATCGAGAAGCGCTGGCCCAACAACCACCAGACGGTGGTCAACAACGCCAAGTGGGCCGTCGAGCAGCTTTACCCGAACGCGGCCGAGCGCAAGGGCATCTGGAACATGCTGGGCTATACCGGGGCTGGCGACAACCCCGACATGATCGATTTCATGGCCCGGACAGCCAAGCGGTTGCAGGAGCGCACCGCTCCGCCGCAGGGCATCCCGGCCCGCAACCAACCTACGAACCCGGCAGACCGTCGCTACGGCGCGCCGAGAAGTTAACGCGAGGACCTAAGTCATGGCCGGAACCGGCGCGCCTCTTTCCCTCATCGACCTCGCTCGCCGCACGGACCCGGACGGCGACGCGGCCGATATCGCCGAACTGCTGAGCCAGGCCAACGAGATTTACGACGATCTCGTCTGGAAGGAAGGCAATACCAACACCGGCCACGTCTACACGGTCAGAACCGGCATTCCCGCCGGGACTTGGCGCTATCTCAATGCGGGCGTGCCGGTCAGCCACTCGACCACCGCCCAGGGCCGCATCAACTGCGGCATGCTGGAGGGCGACTCCACCATCGACCTGAAGCTGCTGGAGATGGCCGAGAACCGCAACAAGTTCCGCTACGAGGAAGACAACGCCTTCCTTGAGGGCATGAGCCAGACCGTCGCCGGCCAGACCGTCTATGGCAATGCGCTGACCAACCCGGCGGCCTTCACAGGGCTGGAAGCCTTCACCAACACCGTCAACTCCGCCGTGGCCGACAACGCGGCCAATGTGTTCGACGGCGGCGGCACGGGTTCGAACAACACGTCTCTGCTGCTGGTCGGCTGGTCGCCGCGTTCGGTCTACGGCGTGTTCCCGAAGGGCTCGACGGCCGGATTGAAGCTGGAGCCGCTGGACTACACCCAGGTCGCCTATGACTCGGTCGGCAACAAGTACCGCGCCGCCGTGACGTGGTTCCGCCAAGAGGCCGGCATCTGCGTGGAAGACTGGCGCTGGCTGGTCCGGCTCTGCAATCTCGACGTGACGAGCGCGGGTCTCGGGGGAACCAACCCCTTCGACATCTTCGCCACCATGTCCAAGATGGTGCTGCGCCTGCCGAAGGCGGGGCGTTCTGTCTCCGGCATCACGGAGACGGATGCCAAGTCCGAGATGGGGCTTGTAACCAGGCCGTGTTTCTATGCCAATCGCACGCTTCGCGGGTATATGGACATACAGTCGATCCGTGACAAGAACGTCCTGATCGGCATGAAAGACTATGCTGGTGAACCTGTCCAGATATACCGTGGATTGCCCGTGAGGGTGCTCGATCAACTTCTCAATACTGAAACGAGAGTAGTATAATACTTGAAGATGCAAGTCTATTCTTCCAGAAAAGAAGCGCGAGAGCGTGGATTGAAAAGGTTTTACACCGGAGAGCCCTGCAAGAACGGGCATTTCTCCGAGCGTTACACGCTGGGCGGCCACTGCATTGCATGCCTAGAGCGCACGCACGCCCTCTGGAAGGAGCGTCTAGGATCAGACGGGCTTCGCGCGGTTCAGAAGCTTTACGATGCGCGGTTTGCGGAGATTCATCCCGAGCGGAAGTACGAAAGTTCTCGTCAGGCGAAACAGCGCCTTAGGGCGCGCGATCCTGGCCATGAGACTCGTTACAATAACGAGTGGCGGAAAAAGAATCCGGAGGCTGTTCGCGCTATGCGCCAGCGGCATGTTCTGAAGGTCAAGACCGAACAACCCGAGATATGGAAGATTCGGACTGCGGCATTGCGCGCAGCGTTCAGGGCTAAGAGCGTCGGCACTTTGTCTCCGAAAGGGCTGAGCATCATCGTTCGGCGCGTGTGGGAGCGCAGCCACGGCCGCTGCGCTGCTTGCGCCTCCGAAGGTCGCTTAGAGCTAGACCACATCACCGCCATCGCAAACGGCGGTGGCAACGACGAGGCCAACTTGCAGTTCCTCTGCGTTCCCTGCAATAGAAGTAAGGGCACGAAGGATCATGCTGAATGGCTGCAACAACACTCTGAAATGGAGTTAGCGGCATGATCTTGGACAGCACCAGCATTTTGTCCCAGAACCAGGCAATTACCGCCACGGCGCCCTCGACAGGCGTCTACGACACCGCCGGCTTGGGTGTCGGTCAGCCGGTGACGAACATCATCGGCCTGCCCACCGCCAGTTCCGGGGGTATCAGCTTCGGTCAGGACATCGGCGACGCCGGTCCTGGCGCGGGGGGCTCGACGCCACAACTGATGGCGCTGATCACCACGGCTTTTGCGTCCGGTGGCGCAACCACGCTTCAGACCCAGCTTCAGGCGGCGACGGACACCAACAACACCGGCACGCCGGGGACTTGGGACACGATCATCGAGACCGACGCCTTCGCCAAGGCGCTGCTTCTGGCTGGCAAGTTCGCGGCCAGATTCGACGCTCCGGGCCGTTATCTCGGCCAGCAATTCCCGCGCTTCTACCGGCTGAACTTCGTGGTCGCATCGGGTCCGTTCACGGCGGGCGCGATCACGTCAGCGCTGCTGACCGGCATCGACGCCAACCCCCTCTATCCGGCGAATTTCTGATGGCAAAGCGTCCCCGCTCGGCGGCCCAACTCGCCAACGACGCCCGCCTGCGGGCTCGCGGCAAGGTCCACGCGCCGCCTCCGTCCTATCAGAGCGCGGATACGTCCGCGACGCTGAGCGACGAGGAATTGGGTATTGGCGTGACCGACGACGAGCCGGAAGTTGCCGATCCGTTGGCGGCTCTTCTGGCTGATCCGCGCATGTCGGCATTGCTGGATGCGGCGGTTGCGGCGCGGATGGCCCAGATGGGCGCGGCTCCCGCGAGTGGCGCGGCCTTGGACGGCAATGCCTTCGCGGCGTTCACCGAGACCATCCGCCACCTGATCGACACCAACGCCCAGCAGCAGCCCGGCTACATCAAGCCGCTGCCCGCTGAGGAAGTGGACCGCCGGACGGCCGGCAAGGTGGAGATGTTCGCGCTTCTGAAACACTACGAGGAAATCGGTCTTGCCCCGGCGTGGATCGTCGGAGAGGGCGGGTTCTTCGAGTGCAACAACGCCCAGCAGTTCAAGCAGCACGACAAGATCAGGATGTTCCTGCCTCCGCCGGAGGATTTCACGCCGGACAATGAGCCTGCCGCCGCCGTCATGGCCG